GCGTATATGTAACTGTTCTGGATTCAATTCCCGCTCTGGCTTCTGGAACGGAAGATAGTCAACATGGTGATGCCAGCGTCCATACTTCCAAACAAGTTTAGCAACATCGGGATGCATATCAACCAACATCTGCGATTTGTTCACAGTACCAGTTGCATTCATTTGGCCTTCACGCCACTTGCTTCTGTCTAGTTCACCTTCCGCGTGATAGAACTCAGCAGTATTACCACCCTTCACAGTTTGAGTGGCAGACTTGCCTTGCAGAAAGGCATTAAACTGAATAGTACAGTCACCATCTTTTAGAACTCTTAAACAAATATCAGTGTCTTCATTATATCTACCGCGCCAACGATGCTTACAATCGTTAGAGATGAGCAGAGTGGAATAGATACGAGTGTTTGGTGTGAATGGATAGTATGCTTGGTTAGGTGCAATGAAGAACCGATACTGAAAGCCTGAGATAGGAACATTCTCAAAGCGATCAACAAAGTCTTCTGCGGCCTTAAAGATTACACCAGATTCCACACGAATGCGTTGGTTCTTGTGTAGACGATAGAAATCAGAAATGTTATCATCGCACACCCAATGCTTCTCAGCGCCTATTGAAATAGCATGATCCCAACACCAATTACGAGCCCGACCAGGGCCATCGCCGTGGTTGCTGAAAGGGGCAACAAGCAGAGTAACATAATCCCTAATATTGAAATTATCAAGGGCAACTTCATAAGAACTTTCATCTTGTGGTTCAATCGCAATGTAATGTGGAATCTTCATACGCGCGAGTGAGCGCGAGGTAAACATGCTTTCATGTCTACCCTTTGAGATGATATAAACTGGATGAGTCGGATTCGTCATTCTTCAAACCAACGCTTGAGTGAGTTTTCGTCCTTATCAAGATGTGGATACCACATACTCTTGGTCTTAGGTGTGATGTTCTGTTCTTCATCTAGATTCTTATACTTTGATACGAATTGGTCAAAGTCTTCCTTATTACGGAAGTGAACATAGATTGTCTTGAACGGAGGATTATCCTTCTGTTCAAACTCGGGCATTCCTACCCAAAGCTTTTCGCGTTCACCTTCCTCAGTCTCTTCAATCTCAAAGAGTGCTGCTGGCTTTAATACTTCTTCCTTCTTACCAAGGAAGTTATCATATTCTGCTGTTTCTTTCACTGTCATTATACTAACCTGCTAAAGTTTTTAATTTTCTCGAATCGATAAGTCTTATCGAACTTATCGGCAATTGCATCAGTCTTGTGTGATATTATAAACGTATTTGTATCGTCTGTCAATGTCTGAATTATCTTTAGGAATTCATCAGTGCCATTAGCATCAAGACTTCCATCTAAGATTTCATCCAGTATCAACAGATTCGTATTGACGGAATTTTTCATCTTGGCAATTGTACGCCAAGTAAACATTAGCGCCAAATCAATACGTGTCTTCTCACCTTCCGAGAAGTTCGCATAGGAAAACTCATCACGATACCTTGACTTGATTACCTCATTGAAATTTTCGTCAATGTTAAAGTTTACAAAGAATCCCATCTGAGCGAGGTATTTATTAACAAGCTTATTGATGATTGGAATGTATTGCTTGATGATCTTGGTCTTTATACCGCCATCTTTCAATAGCGCAAGTGCTGTTTCAATGTACTTGCGCTCTTCCAACCAATCAGACTGGATACACTGTAGGACATGTATTTCTGAGTCTACAGTTTCCAAGTCCTGTTCTGCATCCTGTACAAGCTTGTCGGCCGTATTGATTTTTTCAATAGCATCATCGGTATCATTAATGATTGATACCAGGTGCATCATGGTCTGCTTTTTGGCAGAGATATCAGCAGTGATACCTTGAATACGTTTTACCTTCTTTTCTTTTTCATTGATAGATTCCAGCAGTCTATTCGAACTACCTTCTAATGTAGTTGCGTGAATACAAAGTTTGCCAATCTCATTAGCAAGGTGTAATACACGCCTTGATTTAAAACTTTCTTCAATGTGCTGCTTACAAGTTGGGCATTCGTCAGTTACCTTTAGCATATCCTTTTCAGTATCAAGTCTCTTGGCTTCGGTATCAGCCTGAGTATAAAGTTTGATTGCATCATGAAACTGTTTCTTGATATTGTCCAGATCATTTACATCGGCCTGTAAAGTCTTGCGCTCTTCTACAAGTTTTTCCACTTCCAAAAGCAGATTACGCTTCTGGTTGTTATAATCCTTCAGTTGTTCCTCAAGTTCATCCAATCTGTCTTTGCTATTTTTCTTGAGTCCAGAAAGTGTCTTTTCGATGAAAGACTTGCGATCCTTCTTGGAAGAAAGTTCGATACGGTTCTTCTCAAGTGACTGCTTGTTTTCCATAGCTCGTTGCTTCATCAGTACATTCATTACCGAGAAGATTTGAATGTCTAACAGACCTTCGATGATAGCACGACGATCAGCAGGACTTAGCTGCATGAAAGGAACAAACGAAGCAGAACCAAGAATGACAATCTGCGTGAAGGCCTTATAGTTCATTTTGAGGATGAACTTCTCAAGATAATCTTGATAGTCGCGCGAGGCTGAATCCTGATTGATCATCGTACCATCTACCCAAATCTCAAAGACATTGGGCTTGATACCACGAATGATTCGATACTCTTTACCGTTTGTATTGAAATCAATCTCTACAACGCAATCTTTGCCGTTCACTGAGTTGACCAGTGTCGGCTTATTGATATTGCGAAATGCTTTACCAAAAAGCACAAATGTCATGGCATCCAGAATAGTGGATTTGCCATGACCATTAGCGCCAATGATTAGATTTGTTTTTGCGGAAACTAAATCAATCTCGGTAAACTGATTGCCTGTAGATAGTAGGTTCTTCCACTTAACCTTTTTGAATGTTATCATTCTTTTGGATTTCTTTCACTCTCTCATCAAGGATTTCTCTAAGAGTATTCCTTGTGATAATACCATCGTATTCAAGTCTTGCTAATGCGCCTGCTGCTGTAGGATCACAAAACTCATTTAGTGTTAGCCCTAACTTCTTTGCTCTTGGCATAACTTCATTAGTCAAGATAGCATAACACTTTTCCGATATCTCTGCTTCACTCATGGAATGCCCATGAGTTGCTTGTATTCATTGAGACGGTATTCAACATCACCAATCTCAAGAATAATGTTCTCACGATTCCTATCACTCATACCGAAACGCTTGACCTTACAAAGTTCCTTTGTTAGTTCGGCCATCTCTTCTATAAGTTTATCATCGGCCGCACCGATGTGGGCGTAATCAGGGTTCATTCTACGTTCTCCAATGAGATAGCTTCCACATATACTTCACGCATATAAGTTTTCATCTTATCATTATCTACAGGTAAAGTCAAGTTAGAAATGTAACTGTCGAGAATGGTAGGAGTGTCCTGTGCTTGATCAACAAGCTCATCTGGATTAGTATCGGTAAACATATTGATATCTTCAACGATAGAGATATCTGCTGGAGATTCCTGATGTAGCTTTTCCAGAAGCATATCAAACGCAAATGGATTCGACTTGTTCACACATACAATCTTAACATATGTGTCCTTATACTTGCTGTAATCTGTGGCCTGAATCTTCTCGATGATATCAGGATGCTTCACATCATCGTAAGATACCATATGAAAAATACTAAAAGGGTTACGATAGAAAGTAACTTCCAGTGTTTCTGTATCAAGTATTGAGAACCCGCGAGGATCGTTATAATCACTCCAAATGTGCTCAGAAAAAGCACCCAGATAGTGAATATTGTTGCGGCTGCTGCGGTGATGATAATGCCCACTGTAAACACTAACAAAGCGGCTAAAAATGCTAGAACTTTGTCCATGGTCTGATACTTGCCCCTTATAAAACTCAAAACCTTCCAGTTCTAAGTGCCCCATTAGAATAGGTGCTTTGCTATTGTTGATTGCGTCAAATGCTTGTTGCTCGTTATCCTTAGTAATCCAAGGCATAAGCAAAATCTCACACGCACTAATATTGAGAGTGTAAGGAGTAGAATGTGTGGTGATATATTCATATCTATCACCAACCAACTCTTCAAGAGCATTGATCTTGTATGTGTCCTTATAATACTCATCATGATTGCCAGCAATGATATGCATTGGAATACCAGCATCTTCAATCTTCTCAAGAAAATCTGTGCGAAGACGATATGCGGTATTGATGTTCACATACTTGCGTCTATCTACCAGATCACCGAGATGAATGATATCGGTAACATAGTTGGCTTTGATTGTGGGTAGAAAGAACTCATCTACACACTTCTTGAAATAGTCCAAGAAGATTGGGGAATCATTCCTGACTCCCCAATGAGTATCGGTAATCAATGCTACTTTGGCCATTATGCCTTTTTCTTTCCTTGAGTGTTAGCTATATAAAGTTCATTATCGTACTTTTTTACAGCTTTGTCAAGTGCTTCCTGTATGTTAACTAATCTTTGTCTGTAGTTTTGTCTCAAGTGAACATTTTCCTTCTTATTCAGTAGGCTATTGATCAGGTGTTCAATCTGAAACGGCACTTCGTTGCTCATCTTTTTCTTCCTCATAAAATTTTTGTAAGCCTTCTTTTGTTTGCTTACGCTTTACTTTCTTTTCGTGTTCTCTCTTTTCGAACTTTGCCATGAAGTCATTGATGTTATCATACATCTGAGTTGGCATCAAGTGATTATCATCATTGTCTACAAGAAATCCAGAGTTGCCTGAGTTGACAATACTTTCCTGGTAGTTCTTATATATGATATATCTGTTCTTCTCTTCTTTTCCTATTCGTCTAAGAAAAGCATAATATATGATTTGTGTGAAATACGCAAATGGATTCTGTCCGATCTCTGGATTGTAATCTTTGAAATACATTATACAGTTTTCAATGCCATCGGATATCATCTCATCACGGTAAGAGTAGTTGATGAACCTTGGCATAGTGGAAAGTTTCTTTGCGATCTTGTAAATACACTCACCAATATACTCTGGTAAACGAGGATCTTGTTTACCTTCTGCTCTTGCTTTCTGGACATTCTCTCTGTATTTTAGAATCTCTTCGTAGAACTTTTTATTGTCTACATAGTGTACTGTAACTTTTTTCATTCAATCTCACTTTTCTATTGACAAATGCTTGACAGCGTGGTATAAAGGCTATGTCAGCCATCATATGAATAACTTTAAATGGTAGTTAAAGACTTAAGCTTCTTGATTTGCTTATCAATCTGTTCTTTACGATTAGGCCATTTGATCATAGGTTTATCAGGATCTTTAGCTAGATTTTCCAATAGAGGCATAAAGATTTTATTAAGAGCAGTCAGCCTCTGCTTCAGGTCATCCACTTGTTCCTGTAAAGAAGAATACTCTTTGTTTTCCTCAACAATATCATTCTCATCAGCAAATGTAAATCCGAAGTCATCTTCATCTTCAAGATCAAGGTATATGTTTTTATCTTTTGCCATCAATGTAAGCTTCCTTTATCATCTTTATTTCCAAGTAGTTCTTTAAGCATTTCAAGTTTTTCCTCATATGATTCATCCGACATAGGATCATCATATTCGATGTTGTCTTTTGATTCGGCACTCAGAAAGTGTTCAACTGAGTTCCAATAATGAGAAACCATTCCTTCAGCAGGCAGTGTCTTAAAAAGAACTTCACTCTTATCTATCTCAAATATTTGATCCAGAGAAATCTTGGAAAATACCCATTGCATAAGAGAGATAGAAAGAAATCCACTCTTGCTTCCTTTCAAGTATAGTATCTTACAAGGATTAATAAGAACCATAGTCTTATCAGTTTCTTGAACTTCCGTTATTAAATCTTCACCACTTTTTAGTCTTAGAAACTGAATCTCTGATTCCATTGTTTTTATCCTTTTAACTCAATCTTATAAATTTTGAAGTTGAACTTCTCTTCCGTGTATACTTTAAGACGTTCCGCAAAATGCTTTAGAGTATAGTTCTCATGTTTCTTGTATCGCATGTCATCTGCGATATCAAACAACTGTGCCGATTCTTTTGTATCAGACTTTCTTAGTCCACGGCCAATAGACTGTAGATTTCTTATCCGAGACTTAGACGGGCTAGCAAATATAATGTTATGGAGATTTCTAATATTGATTCCAGTGCTAAAAGTACCAAAACTAGCCACAATAATAGCGTTTGTTTCCGACTCAACGATCTTACGAACTTCTTCACGTATGTCCACATCTGTTTCACCACTTACAAAGAATACTTTTCTATCTGATCCAACTTTCTCGGAGATAATGTTATGGAGTATTCTTCCGTGCTTGTCAACGTACTGGAATAAGACGAGGGTATTTCCGTTGAGGGATACTGCGAGGTTACTAATAAATCTGTTACGGGACTCATTAAGAACAAGGTATTCAATTTCTTGCTGATAGGTAAAAGTTTTACTTGCCTGACAGATTGATTCACCATGTCTAAGAAGTAGACACTTGATGTTGAACTCAGCCAAGTGTTTTGCATCCATAAGTTCTTTCGTTGTGATGACTTTTCGAACGGAGCCAAATAACCCTTCAAGTACAAGGCGGTGAGTCTTTGTTCCATCAAGGGTGCCTGTAGTGCCAATTCTGTACTTTGCATTAGAGAGTCCTGTCATAATATCTGTTAAAGACTTGGCTTTGAATTGATGTGCTTCATCTCCGATTACAAAATCAAATTGTGCAAACCACTTCTTGGGCATCTTGTACAAAGACTGCCAAGTTGAAATCGTCAGGAACTTGTCTGTATCCTTGTCCTGACCCTGATAAACTTTATGTACGTTTGTAGCAACGTCCCAACCATTCGTTTCACTATACTCTTTAAAGTCGCCTGCTAATTGTTCCACCAAAGAAACGGTAGGAACAATGATAAGACCTCTCTTTAACCCTCTATGTTTGAGAAAACGAGATAGAAGATAAATAATAAGAGACTTACCACTTGCAGTGGGGCTAAGAAGTAAAGACCTTCGTGTACGAATTGCGTGAACAAATGCATCCAACTGATAATCTCTTGGAGCATGTTTCGGCCTTAGTTTTTCTACAAATTCTTTTGCTTCCGCTAATGAGAACTCTTCATCAAAGTCCTCATTTTCATAATCCCATTCATAGTTTCTTTCCTCACAAAACTTAGCTATGTACGGTACTAGACCGCGATAGAGTTGTTTCGTTCGGATATCAAATAAACGTATCTTTCCATCCCAGAGTCGTGCCTTGTATTGTGGAGTAAACTGATACCCCGGCACTTGGAATGTAAAGTTTTCACGAAGCTCATATGCAACACCATCTTCACAGACAATGCCAACATAGGCTTCATTCACGTTTCTAATAATAATTTTACTGTCCACCTATAAATTTTTCCCAATCCATGAATGACTTAAGCTGCCATGTCCTGTTATTAAGTTCTTTCAGGACACTCTTACAGAAGTCTACAATCTCTTCATGCATAACTTTTTTCAGTAGTGTGTTATTTAGTTCAGTATCAGAATCTAGATAGTGTTGTAAATCTGCTCTGAGTACCTTCTTCATCATCGGTTCCAGACCATACCTTTCAAGGTCTTCTGGATTGTTTAGATCGCCGGAATAGTATTCCCATTTGATCTTACGCCGTGAATTGTAGTCTGCTTGTAATTTTTTTGCTAAAAGGTTGTGATGCGTAAGGATACGCAAATACTTGGCGTGAAGTTTTGATATATTTGCCATGGCCTTTTGTGGTTCAGTTTCATCAAAAGAAACATCTTTGATCCACTCTTCCATGAGCAGTTCTATATTCACTGGCGGTTTCATTCTATCTCCATTACAAAAAATGTATATTACTATACTACACTTTTAAATAAATGTCAACTACAATCTTTCAATTTCGAAATAGTCGTATCTGATACCAAGTTCGGCTGTGATTGTATTGTCGGCCGAATCAGAAGTATTGAATGTTATGCCGCTGAGACTGACAGGATGACAGTCTTTAAACTTGAATCGAATATTAGGCAAGTTGGAATTTGTATTGATTGTTAAAATGCCATCATAGTATATGGATGCTTTAGAATCAAAGTATCTGATATACTCTTCGTGCTTTGTTGGACGAGCTACACCTCTTAACCAGTTATAAGTTTCTTGCCATGATCTCAGGTCTTCGTCTACAATAAATGTAATTCTAAGCTCTTCATATGTTAATTTTACACCATGACGAAACGTATCAGAGAATGGACTTGGTACTGCTACAGCGCCAGTTGATACGCCTGGCATAACAACAGATTGACAAAAGTATTTGGCAAATGGAAGATTGGGTACAGTGAATGTGTACTTAGTTGCTTGGAGCAAACTTGTATTTTCTGGAGTTCTAGTAATGAATGATTCTGTTGTCATTTGATACCTCTGGTATATTTATATAAACAAAAAGGGCGGTGTTGCCACCGCCCAAGTTGTTACTGCGTCTCTTCTTATTATTAGGTAAGATTGCGAACGCGGAAGATACGGTAGTACTGGTTAGAACGTACTGTATCTGTGATTGAGTCAGAAAGGTCTGAAAGTGCGTTAAGACCCTTAGCGAATGGATTGGCTACCATTCCGTAACGTGTCTTAAAGCCGATCTTTGGCTGGAATGTATCCTGACCGATTGCGCGTACCATCTGTAGAGGTACGTATGGGCAGTAGAATAGACCAGCGTCATAAGGTGAAGTACCCTTATAACCAACTGTACATAGTTCGTCACCGTTTGATGAACCACCGAAGTATGGGTCGATGTAGACCTTAACGCGGCCGTGCATTGTACCGGCAAATGTGTTGCCAGTATCGTCAACTGTTAGGTTAACGTTTAGAGCAGGTGTGTAGTCAAGAACACCAGCCATAGCAAGAGCGGATGCAACATCTGAAGAAACGATCAAAATGTTACCCTTACCACGACGAGTTGCCTTAGAGATAGCATTGCATTCGCGTTCAATCTGGAATACAAGACCCTTGAACTTTTCAACCGACCAACGGCCGTTTGAGTCTGTGTCAAGATCGAATGTACCAGGTGTTGTTACACCGTAAGCAGCGCCAACAACGGCTGAACGGTAAACAGTTCTTACAACTTCGCGGTTGATTTCAGCGAGAATTTCTGTTGAAAGAATGTTTGCAAGTTCTGTCTCAGCGTCTAGACCGTGAACAGCCTTAAGATCCTGAGCAAGTTCCATTGTGTATTCTGCCTTTAGCGCACGGCTACGAGCAGTTACAGTTACCTTTTCAATGGAGAAGTTCATTTCAGCAAAAGCATTACCTGCTGTGTCATCACCGAGAGATTCGGCTTGTGCTGTTGTCATACCCTTACCAGTTGTGTAAGCGTCATTGTTTGCTGTGTTTGAAACAGGGTTGTTACCAACGTGAGTACCTGTGCCAACTAAACCGCTACCTGCATTTTGTGATGTGAAGCTTGTTAGTACTTCATCAAAGAATGTTTCGTTTGTATTGCCGGTACGAGTGTCACCACGGCGTGAGCGCATAGCGAAGATTAGTCCTGTTGGACCGGTCATTGGCTGAACGCCAGCAATGTCATAAGCCATTAGGTTTGGAAGAGCGCGACGAACCAAGCTGATTAGGATTGGATCGTAACCAGCAACTGGACCTGCAGCAGCAGCGCCGCCAGAGTAACCAGCATATGACTGACCACTTACACCAACACTGTTTGTAACTTCGTTAAGCATACGACCTTCTTCAGCCATAGCCTTTTCCTGGTTTTCTAGGACAAGAGCTGTAACTGCACGACGGTAGGAATCCTTGATTGGATTTGCACCTGCGTGATCAAGCACTGGTGCCCACTTCTGTTCTAATTGTTCTGTAAGATACATTTTAGTATTCTCCTTTAAAGTCTTACTTTTTTAATATTTATAATTCTTTTATCTTGGTGCTGTCTT